TTCACCGCTCAAGCACCCGATCCATCTTATAACTCAACTCTTTGATTGCATCCTTTAAATCAGCAATATCTCTCCGATAATCCTGTTTCTGCACATAATCAGTGCGGAGGCTTTCGTTAGTTGCGTCTATCTTTATGAATGAATACCCAGTTGCACCCATAGCAATCAAAACGAAGATTCCAATCGCCCAAAGTAAAATTTTTGTTCTGCCGTTACTGTTTACCATTTCAACCTCCTATTTGCTCGACAGTCATTTCGTCTACGTCCCTGATGGATATGGGGGTTGTTTCGGCAATACAGTCTGTTCATTCGCTGGTAACAATGCCCTCAATGACCTTTGATACTCCACCCATTTCAGCACATCAGGATTTGTCCAACTGGTCAATCCTAACGCAACTGCCTCACCAATCCGTTTATGGACTAAATCTCCTTTGAGTAAACCTTGATATATTTGTATACTGATATTCATAACAACTCTCCTTTATGCAGCTTCATAACTTCCTGATAGTTTTATAACAAGACCACTTGCCATAGGGACAATACTATCATAATAATAGATCAACATATCAGTTGTCGATCCAGTTCCATTGAGTGATTTACCATTTACCCCTACTTCACGACCAGAACACATCCAACCAGCTTCATAGGCATTAGTTGGCAAAGTCAGTCCGAGGTTTCCACTGCCAGTCCCTATATCGGTCATCGTTATTGTTACTGCAAACAGAACTATTTTCCCTACTTGTATCCAACGTCCTGCCGTTGTCACGTCAGTAAATGCTCCTGCCCCTGGAGAAGCCGTAGGCGTGTAGGGTGTCCATGCTGTCGCTACCAACCCTGTCAATGGCAACCCCGTGCAGTTAGTCAACACACCAGACGCAGGGGTGCCGAGAGCGGGGGTTACGAGAGTGGGGGAGGTAAATAGTTTGGTTATAGTCGTTTTTTTACTCGTCGGTGTCCCTGCTACATCATCGACTATCTCCAGTAAATCGGCGCCAACCGGTGCATCAATCGCGGTTAAATCAGTGATTTTTTTGTTCGCCATTTTAATCCTCCTTGACGCTAACCAGTGGCATCAAGATTCCCATCTCTTCTACAGTACAGGCGGGCTCTTTGTCAAGATCAAATTCGATCTTATTAATCCCGATTTCAATCTCAATCTCAGTTAGCTCTGTTATTTCTTTTTGAAATTCAATTATGTTATCCAGAGAAACATTTTGACCATCTGAAACGATGTCACCCTTCTTAAAATCTTTCCCGTCCTTGTCGTGGCGTTTAGCATATTTCTCAATCAGTTTCTGCCTCTCAGAAAAGTATATTTTCGTCTCCCCCTGGAGTTTGTCAAACACCCTTGCCAGCCAATATGACGTTTTCGCTGTAAAAGGCTTTTTTATGATTACCTGTGTTATTGGACTGTTTGCTAATTTGTCTAAATACCCGTTTGTGATTTTGATTTTCATTGTTATCTCCTTTATACCTGGTAAATCACCATATAATCATAAGTATGTGCATTTGCATTTACCTCATTGTGAGATCCAACCTGAAAGCCTGTCGCGGTAAATGACTGCACTTTATTGGCGGCAGGAGCAGCATTAGCATATTGATATGTTAAATCACCGGGCATGTGGAGATATCTATATACTGCCCAATCAGTGGAATCGTCGCGCTTTATCTGTACAAAGGCATACGTCGCTGCCGCTAAATTAATGCTGATATCAATACTTCTATTATCTGCACCATTGCCTTCATAAGTTCCTGTTTTCATCTGCATTGTACCGGAAACTATTTTATCTTCTTTTAATGCCCTGAAATTTTCTCTGATATCTGCGGCCACTAAAGAGCCACCCGTTACTGGTTTTGTTGCGTCGTAAGCACACATTTAATCACCTCCTATACGCCTATTATTGTAATGTTACAGTTCCCTCCGACATCAACTGCCGGATCGGTTACTGAAAAAAGTTTTATTGTCGCCGCCGTTGAAGATTGCGCCGTTATTACCGGAACCAAAGGTACTGCCCCAACTGGAGTTACTGTTATTGCCGGTGTTGCATTAAATCCACTATAACTCACTTCTGTACCTCCAGCGGCTGCTATTACCTGGTTTACTATCTGCCCAAATAAATTTATGATATTTCCAAGATAGGTCATTGTATGGAGAATTATTCTATCTCCAGTATCCGTTGTTGCTAAAGCAACCTTTACCTTGAAATATCGGAAAGTATAAACGCTTCCAGCCGCTTTATAGATACTACCTGAAATTTGCGATTGTGTTAGTGTCTCCCAATTATTATCGTCAAAGGTCGGAGAGTTCGCTCCGAAGTCTGCATCATTAGTCGAATATTGTGCTGTGATTGTTGGCGTAGTTGAAGCCGGCACATCTTCAACAACTGTAAATCTAAACGCTAATTGAAGGGTTTGTGAACTTCCCATATCACCAGAAGCGGATGTCCAATTTCCTGAAGCATCAGTGACCTCATCCCACGATCCAGTATCCCAAACCGCCCCTCCATCATCCCATTCTGTAGCCGTTGCGATTCTAATTGAAATTCCATAATCTGCATGGGTATCCGCGTCAATCGTGCTATCGGCTCCGGCTGCCAAGTCAGCATCGGTTACGTCGTGATCATATTCGTCTCCTGCCCCAAGCACACTTTTAACGTAGGACATTGCCTGGTTAAGATCCCCATATAACGTAGAAATGAACTTATCGGCAGTGATCGTATTCGCATAGATGTCCCCACCATCAATAAGCGTTAAATCATCGGCATGTCTCCAGTTTTCAATGATTGACTGAATACCAGAATTGGTAAATATTCTCTCTGTAACGCCTGAATCAAGTCCTGCAACTACAATTCTTCCAGCACTTATAGCTGTTAAAGCAACCCTACCGTATGAACTGCCATTAGGTACATCGTCTAATGTGTCTCCAACAGCCAAAGCCCCGGCATCCGAAAAAGATGCTATCCCGGAGCCGCCAGTGATTATGATCTCACCTGACATCCTGATACCATTCGTGGGATCTATTTTTATGTAATTATCAGCATCTATATAAGCCGCCCAACCGTAAATGTCAGAAGAGTATCCAGCATATCCGTTCAGGTTCCCTTCTCTGATATGAGTTGTGATTGTGCTCCAAGGTGAACCGGCGTGAGTAAAAATCGACAAATAGGGCGCATTCGTTTCAGAAGCGGTTAGATATAACCCACCGGAACCAGAAGCACCATAATTGACTACAGAGGCCCCCTTCGGCCATGCGGGATTTGAACCGTCTGCATAACTTCCGGCTTTGTCTCTGATTACCCTGTAAATGGGAGCGGAAGTGGCATTCAATACCTCTAACCATTCATCGTAAGTGCCGTCTTTAATTCGAAGAATATCACCAGTAACAAAAGTTTCATTTCCTTCGATTGTCAACCAACATCCAACCAAAGTACCAGATACAGTTACAGCGTCAGAAGTTGCAACACTTTCGGAAAGGGTAACATCAACCGCAACAGATAATGCATCAGACACCCCAATAGATTCGGAAAGCGTCTTATCGTATATTCTGGCAAGTACATACGCATCACTTAAACCTACTGATTCAGATAAAGCACACTGGACGTCCCAATTGACAAGTAGTGCATCGTCAACAGTACTAGATTCAGCAATCCCGCATTGAGCATCCCAACCGACTAATAAAGAATCGCCCAGAACAACGGATTCAGCAATGGATACATCAACTTCAACAGATACTTTATCACTTACTCCAACAGACTCCGATAGTACCCCTTGAATATCCCATTGAACTAAAACAGAATCAGACGAAAGCGCAACCTCGCCATCATACTCAAGGATGCGCGTGTCACCCGCTTCTGTTATGCGAGTATCGCCTGCCTCCGTTATCCGAATACAGGTCGCTAATATTCCTTCATATACAGCCATAATAAACCTTAGCTATCAGCCAAAGTAATCGCTATCGTCACGTTCAGAACATCATCATCAACCACTGCTTTCGCCGCCGCAAATTTACTTCCGCTGAAGAGAGTCCCACCTCCAGCCACATCACCTTTTGTTGTAGCTGCGGACCCACCACCCACAAGAGAAGCACCGTAGATTGTTTTGGTGGCACTAATTGTAAACACTGCTTTGCTGGCTGCATTTGTAGTTACCTGGCTTGCTGCCGCTGCTTCGGTATAGGCAGGGCGCGTTGCTTCATCATAAGCGGTACTTGGGGTATAAACAGGCACAGCATAGGTGGTGTCTCCATCCGGGGTGACATCATCCTCGAAGATTTCAACATACCATGCTGTTATCTGAGTAGAAGCGTGGAAGGTGCTGTCAAGCATGTGATCGAGTCCTTCGTCTGTGCAAACATTATCATATTCCCACGCATCCAATAACTTCCCGCCTCTGAAATGCTCCCATTTCCAATGTGCAGTAAGTTTAATATTATGCTCTAACCGTTTAGAGCTTTCTATTGTTGCTGTAACTTCATCACTTAATCGTACTTTCATTTGAGCCTCCTTAAAAAGTTTCGTTATCTTGCGAACGCATATTTTAATCTAAAATAATTTATCCAATATTCACGATTGTAGTTTGTCTTAGTGTGACATCCACGACAAAGGGTGATTAAATTTTTTGGATCACAATTCTTTTTATCATAATCAATGTGATGAACAGAAAATGCATCATCCCCTTGTAGTTTACCACATAGTTGGCAAGCATATCTATCTCGTTCTCTAATGCTCCGTTTAAATGTCTGTGTCCAGTTTATTGAATATGGTTCAAACGAAATCCCTCCCTTCCAATTAAAATGATTCTCTTTGCTAAATTGACTCCGGTACTCTGGAACTTGCCATCTTTTTATACTCGCCTTACACATTTTCAATTTTGTTTTTTCAGAAATCTTACACCCTGTACGTGCCTTTTTTATTTTTAATATTGCTTTTTCTGCATGTTTATAATCTTTGTTTGCTATGTACAAGCATAATTTAGAACAATATTTTGCCCTATCTTTTCTGGAAGGAATTACACCAAACTCCTCTCCACAAATTAAACAGTTTTTTATAATCTTTTCTTTTTTATTCCAAGATACACATCCTTTTTCAAAAGGCGCTATTGGAGATTGCCCTTTTTGAAATTCAGTAGTAGGGGATCTTCTTTCCCCTGTTTTAAACCATCCTACATTGATCCCATTTTGTGGTATTCCACTTGGCATATTTTAATCTCCATCAAAATATCGTATTATCACTTGAGAGCATATCTTCATCCAAAACATCACCAGCAAGAATTGCAAGTGATCCACCACAGACATTGACTACATCTTTTTGAAAAACGGCGGTTCGGATGATTCCTCTTATGTGGGCATTCCCAACCTCCAATAAATCAGATTTTAAAAGAAGACCTGCTCCAAAAACCCCTGAAACATAATTTGATGTAACAACAGCCGGAACTCCTCCATAATCACCATCAATAAAAATATGTTCTGCGGAAGTGGGACCGACCCTGATTAAAGTATTTGTTTTATCGAGAAGAATTTTGGCATCATTCGCCGTTGCGTTATCCCCGAAGAAAGTCAATCCAGCATAAAACCCACCGAGCCTCATTGTAGACGAAACTAAAACTGAAGTGCTGTATGCAACCGGTAAATCTTCTGGTATCCCCATAGTAGAAACGCTTCGAATTTTTATATAGCAAGTATCCCCTGGTTCATAGACAACACCAAGAGCATTAAACGTAAATGCTCCCGATCCATCACTTTTTCCGACATAATAATAGTTTGAATCATCATTGGAAGCATAAACTTCAGAATAGGAATAGAACGGATCAGTGGCCGGTGGTGTAAATGAAACTCGCACCGCATCAAAATCATAAGCTGTTCCAACTGCGGTCATTGCCGCTGAAATACCTGTAGAAGCCGCCGGAACCTTATAAGGATTCGGCAAGGTGGACTCATATCCCGCTTGAGTCCCCACCTGCGCATCGTCATAGACCCCGGAATAATAAGCTCTCAATAAAAAGGTTGGCTGTCCATATTGATTCGTATTCTTCGACGCTACAATGAACTGCTTTGTCGTCCACCCCGGGAGGGTATGAGTTACCGTGCAAAGATCGTATATTTCCAGATCCCCGGAATCTGAAAATCCAGTCAATTTGCAATGATAATTCTCGTATTTGAATTTGTTGAATTTAAATTGTGCCCTTCGCCTGGCGAGTTCCGCATCATTGATATAGTAACAAGTCTCCTCATAGGGTATTTCACCATTAACGCTGATGTCGTTTTCGTCTTTGATCTCGACAGAAGTTCTCTGATAAGAATTCGCCGAGTCTTTGTAGTGAATCCTCACCAAATTAGGACTGTTCGGCTGGCTCCATGTCAATGAATCCTTAACGATATTGTCTTCAGTGAAGACATGGGAGATGGTCTTGGTAGTAAGCGCCCCCGAACCATTGGCCATCTGTGACGAGTCCCAGACGCATTTAAACGTCCCCTGGGACATGATGACCTGGCCATTAAAGGATTGCCATATCAGCTTTTTGGCGTCATTGATGGTGATATTGGTGTCAAAGTTAAAGTCAAACCGGTAACGTGGAAGTGAAGATCCAGAAGGAACCTCGTTACAAAGTGCCTCAAGGGATTTAAAGGAATTAAGGTTTAATTCCGCCGCTTCTCTTCCCTCCACATTACGATAAAAATCATAGAGAATAACCGCCGGATTACGAGTGGCCGCATCCGCTCCGCCTGCAAGTGGAGCGCACAATTTCCCTGCCATTATTACCGTGATATTTGGATCATAACCGATTTGTTTGTCGTCTTTTTCAAAGGTGAAGGCTGTATAAGCGATCCCTCGATATGCCGATGCCCGTGATGAAAATCTCCCATCCGGGGTCTGGGTCCTCGTGCCCTTATATTCTGTTTTTGTGTGTGTTCCTGTAAGACTTCCCCACGCAATATCGTTAATATACCATTCGGAGATCCCACTCGTAACGCCATGACAATGCCCGACGATAACTCTCAAATCCGTATCATCAGAAGCGTTATAACGGATTTTGTTGCCGGCTATTTTACAGGTTCCGTAACATAATGCAACGGGTATTCCTTCGGTGATTGTGTTTCTGACTTGGTTTGAGGCATAAGTAGGGGAGGCTCCCATTTCCGGCATGTCAAATAAATTGCCAGACAATAAATCCATCAACATTATGTCAATATCAAAAGCTAATCCCAGGATATCGCTGACTATTGGTATCGGTTCAACAATATCCCGAATCACATCTGTTATTGGTTCATAAACTTTTTCTTTCCACCAATTTATGGCTCCACCCATTAGATGTCCCAGCCTCCATAAATACCATACTGTTTGGCGTCATACTTTTCAAACACTTCAATCTCTTTACCAATAAATCGGATTTTTTTCGTGCCACATTCTAAAGCCCATTCATTGAGATAATCCCTGATTTCAAGATTTTGTTCTAATGGTGATTTTGAGTGGAAAAACAGGATAAAAACATGGTCACTCACTGGCCTTTGAACATTATTCACGGCTACCAAGTAACTCGTTTCTGTCCCAATAATCAGAAATCGTGGATTCTCAACAATGGATTGCAGCCACTGTACCCATTCTCCTTTGTCGCAAGGGAAGAAATCTTCTACGTGATCATCCATCTGAAGTATTTTTGCTATGTCATTTGCTGTATATTTATGCATTATATCCCCCTGCATCGGATTTTTTTGTGACATGGAGGCAAGCTCCTGAATTTACATCATTATCTGCACTTGGCCCCCAGGCATTATCGCCGCCACAAGTCGTCCAAACTTTATTGCAACCTTTATAAACTACATATGTGCAATCAGAATCAATCGCGAAGGGCATGGCGACGTCGAATGTTATGGTATCGGTCCCAGCATCGAAATCTTTGACCACCCTCCAGTAAACAACGGTCGCTTTCGTTATCTTAATCTTTCCGTGGTTCCAATAATCGTCGACTTGCGTTAGTGCATCATCAACAAGCGTCGTGGTCGAGCCAGAATCCGCCGTCCCTGATGCTGTCAAAGCGGTCAGATCGAAATTGCCATCTGTATTGCATTCATCTCCACCCGCATCCCAGGGGCACATACGTTGATAGAATAATTTATGTATCTTGCGTGTCAGGGGATAACCCTCAGTCGCAGTTATCGGGAGCCAGCGGCGGGAAATATCACCTGAAACTTTTTCCATCTTGCCGTTGAAAACCTCGTCGTATAAATTTGCCGCCCCGATTGCGTCGAGATAAACCCTCTTGATTACAAGTGTTTTGCCCTGGAAATCCTCATTGTTAGCATAAGAAGCCATGTCCTTTGAGACATTGTCGAAGTTTAAAGTGACGCGCTGAATCTGCCCCTCAAGGGACTGAGTAGACCCGCCCAACGTTATCGCTTTTGCCGTATAGGTACTGCCTCCTGTCGGGAAGATTATATTTGTCATGTGTGCCGCAAATCGAATCGTCGAAAAAAGGCCCAGCTCGAATAAAAGACACGGGCGTTTTCCGGTTGCATCCATTTGCGCCAAAAAAGCTACCTCAAGCGCCTTGGGCATTTACGCCACCTCCCTATGTAAGTTCATGTGGCATGATTCACATAATGTCTTCCCGTTATCTACATTAAACCTATATTCAATAGCCTCCGCAAAACTCTGAACATGATGAGCATTGAGAGTTCCTCCATTTTGATTACATAATTGACAAGTATAATTATCGCGGGTAAAAACATCTATGCGCCATTGTTTATATTTGGATAAATTCCTAATGCGTCGATATGCTGGTGTAAGTCCACCTTTCCAATTTGGGTGATTTTCGCCTGTTTGTATTATGCTCATTTTTCTTTTTGATTCTTTGCTATGTCTAAAACCGGTCCGAGATATAGACATTTTTGTTTTGGTTTCTTCTGTTGCCTTTTTGCCATAATTAGGGTGGTCGGAACCACATCTCAATCTATTTTCTATATTAATACATCCACATGATTGAGTGTGCCCATTTCTTAAATCGGTTCCTATAGCTGTACTTTCGCCACCACAAATACACTTACATTTCCATATAGGTTTTCCATTTTTGTCATTGAACAGATACTCAACAACAAATAATCTTCCAAACACCTGACCCGTTAAATCAATAAATCTTCGCTTATGTGCCAATTCACTACTCAAACATCCGCATGATTTTGAATTTCCATTTTTTAAAGTATATGCCCTTATTGGTTTTTTTGTTCCACAAGAGCATACGCAATCCCACACAGTTGATCTGCCTTTGCAGACAGAAGACCGATTGTGGACAGTCCACCGTCCAAATATCTTTCCTATTAAATCGTCAAGTGCTTTCGGCATTAGTTCGCCTTTTCAAAAACTATTGAAATATTCCATCGTTTATACCCGATAGGGGTAAATTTTAGACTCCCATCAACCCACCGGCCAGTTAAAGCTGCGCCAGAATTCACCTGAGCCGGAACCATTGTCCACGCAAAAGAACCATAACCGCTATAACGAGCTTTATAGTGAGTCAGGATCGCATCCTTAATAGCCGTTAATTGAGCATTAAATTTTATTTGATACCGGTCAACCGAAGTTGTCGAGAGGTTTAAAAATTCCTTTTTCATGCTCTCCGATTCGGTAATTACATTATTAAATATCGGGTCCAACTCAACAACCTCGCTCGGGGTTGCACCGATATTTGCCAGGCTGAAATCACTTGCGGCCATTATGCCCTCCCCCTCATAAGTGATCTTATTGGACCATCGTCGCGGTAATTTTGTATCACGGCCCCAGGTGCTACTTTTGTTGCGATAACTGTCGCAATCTGTGCGAATACTTGTCTCTGTGTCGCGACATCCTGGAAGACAGGGTTTTCCATCTTGACGATAATCGTTGTACCGCCCCCCCCACCGCCCTTGAGAGGGACTTTGCCCCCCTTCAATGGGATATGAAGCTCATCTATATCTCCGGTCTGATAAATTCCCTTTGCTCTTGATATACCACCTTCGTCATAAGAAGGTGGTTTCGCTGAAGCGATCATTGCAATCTGAATGGCTCCCATTGCATAAGCAGTAGGTATCCAAGCAGCGGCAAGGGCAGGCCCAATAACAGGAAGCACGGCTAATGATGCACCACCGGCTAAAGCTAATTGTGCAGTACTCATTATTGCCTGAGCTATGGCAAATGCCTGATACATTCTGAATGCTTTTTTGCTATGTTCCCCCCCAGCCTGCGACATTTGAAGGAACGAATTTGCTACCCCGCCCACCATTTGCGCAGCCATGCCCAAGGCATATACCGTTTCATCCTTTTTTATTTTCTTGAATTTGTCACTTGAAAGTTTTGCAATTTGATCATTATCAAAATGATAACCTTCCCATACCTTCTTTTGCGCGTCTAATTGCTCCCTCTCAAGATCAAACCGGCTTTTTCCCATGGCGTTGTATTGGATGTTGAAATCTGCAAGGGCGGCTAGACGTTCTTCATTATAGGTCTTTTCTGTAGCGACCTGCTTTGCCATCTCAGCTTGCATTTTCTGGACTCTGTATTGTTGCGCGAGTAAATCCTCATCTCCTCCAAATCCGCCGGTGTATATCCCCTCGGCAGTCATTAATGCTTTTGGCGTTATTGGTGCGGGGGGAGGGGGAGGGGGTTTTGTTGGGGAAGGCGGAGGTGCCATCGTCGGAACAAGTGCCATAAAATCGTACGGTTGAAGCCGTTTTTGAGTTTCAGGAGAAAATGGATATTTTCTTGGAGCACCTAAAATTTCTCCTGTTTGCCAATCTCGTTTACCTTTTGCCACATCAATTAAATTTTGGAAGGGTATTTGCGCCGCGCGAATTTTTTCAGGCCAACTGCCTATATTCATTCCTATCTTTTTGAGTTGCGTATTTAAAAATACCAATGATCCTGCTAAAACGCCTATTGGAGTTGATCCACTTAAAATCCGCGCAATTATCCCGACACCTGCTGCCCCTGTAACACCATCTGGGAGAGAATTAAAAATAGTAACTATTGATTTTACACTTGAAGTTATTTTATCAACCGCTTCAAATACTCTCTGTTTAATTAATTCATCGTTCTGTTGAATCCATGTTGTTGTTTCTTGCACAATTTCCCTAAGACTTCCCTTATATTCATCATAAACACTCAACATTTCATCTTGGATTGTTGAATTTAAAACTTTGAGATCATTATCAAGACTGTCTCGAATTACTGCTGCAAGCTCAGTAGTGGCACCTTTATTGTCCAATATCTTCTTTGTCAGCTTTTCATACATTTCAATGTTATTCATCAAAATTGCCGCTGTTTTTACTTGCCTGACACCAAACGCATCTCCTATTTGTGTTGCGCTCCATTGCTCTTCTTTCATCCTTTTCAGAATATCAACTAATGGAGTCATTGCATCCAACCCAAGCATCTTCGCGGCTTTTGCACTACGCATCAACACCATATTCAATCCAGACCCGGCCATTTCTGCTTTAATGCCTGAATTTGCAAGAGTACCTAACATTGCGGCGGTCTGTTCTACTGATAATCCAAAAAGATGCGCAGTGGGGGCAACCATCTTGAAAGATTCACCTAGCATGAGCACGTTTGTATTGCTGCTCGATGAGGTTGTGATAAAAGCATCACTTACCCTGCTAAGTTCAGCAACCTCCATACCAAAAGCAGTCAAAACATCTGTAGTTATATCTGTTGCTCTTGCTAAATCGACCTGTCCAGCGGTTGCCAAATCCAATGTCCCTGGTAATGCTTCGATACTTTGCTTGGCTGTAAATCCTGCCGCCGCTAGATATTTCAGAGCACTGGCGGCTTGATTAGCCGTCCATTCCGTGGTGGCTCCCATTTTACGCGCAATATCAGTTAAATCTTTTAAATCTTTTCCAGCAGCCCCAGACCATGCTTGTACTGTCTTCATGGTAGATTCAAACTCACGACCTAAAGCAAGAATCTTAACAGCCATTATACCAACAGAAGCAACAGCAGCAGCGGCCATAACTTTAAACGCCATTGAAACGCGCCTCTGCATTTGACCCGCCGCACCATCAATCTTACGATGTGCCCCGGCAAGATCACCGGGGAGACGACTATCGTCGGCTCTAACCTCTATATAGGCTCCGCCTGCCTTCATACGTGCACCTCTTTATCCAACCCATTCGCCATGAGATTGTACCCCATTTATCTCTCTCACCCTATTGATAGCTTTAAAAATCTCTGTATGTTTCTTAGAATTACACGATCTGCAAAGGGGTTGAATATTTTCAATAGAATTAGGCCCTTTGCGTGATAACGGAATAATATGATCTATTGTCACTTTTATTTCCGGTTCTTTTAGTCCGCAAAGAGGACAAGTATAATTATATTCCGCCTTAAGATGTTCCCATTCTTCTAACGTAAAACTTCCAGTTGCTTGTTTTATTAATGCTCTCCGCTTATTCATCATCAAATAATGATATCCACTTTGTTTTGTAATTCCACCTTTCCAGTTCCCATTGTCTTTGCCCTGTCGCATTGCGCTAAACCTTTGCTTTACCTCTTCGGAATGATGCTTACCGATGTTGATTTCTCTTAATTTTTGTTTCGTTTCTTCGGAATGATACTTACCGTAAAAAGAATTATTTACTCCCCTTTTTACCTCACTCATTTTTGCTTTAGCTTCTTTAGAAGGATGTTTGCCATAGAGATAATGGCGTTCTCCACTTTTAGCTTTGCTTAATTTCAATTTGTGTTCTTTGGAAAGATGCTGCCCGTAAAATGGGTTGTTCGCCCCCTTTTTTGCTTCACTCATCTTTCTTTTACTTTCCTCAGAATGTTTTTGATTTTTAAGCATCTATATTTTTCCATCCCTATTATTATTTATTATTTCTAACCAGTGTTTTTCAAGCGTTAAAATTTTCTCAAAACAATCCCGCTTGTTTTCTATCTCGTAAATATCCATAGCACCATATATAGCTGGATGGGAAAGACCAATAGGCCCGTCGAATCCCATTATCAACTGATTCCGCTCTTGAAAAAATATCCTTACTGCATCTTCATTCTCTGCCAGAAAAACCGGCCTGCAAGTATCGCATGGCGGCTCTTCCGGGGGTTCTCTTTTGCCGTAGATTTCATTCCTGCATTCTTCACATACTTCATTTCGTGATAATCCAGTTTTAGCATAAGCATCGTGCCAATCTACGGTATCTTTGAGTTTTTTTCAGTCACCTCAGCCTGTTTACTTTTCGCATTTAGCTGTAACTCCATGCACCGGGCCATAAACCGATCAAACACCGGGACTTTAGCGAGCTTCAACTTATTCTCACGAGTGCATTCCAGAGCGTTACCTTCAGCATCAAAGAAATTCTCCAATCCAACAATGGCGTAATCATACATATCATCATTGTACTGTTGTTTTTCTTCTGGCGTACGTGACTTTGGATGTTCTTCATAATCCATAGCCCTTGTTTTGGGATTGAAAACATGTGATTTAACTATCTCACGCTTATCTTCATGTTCCTTTACGAAAGGCATTGTGGAGCGGAAACATGCCCGCCCTGTTCCTGGCTTTGGATCGTCATAAATGATCTCACCAGTTTTCATGTCAAAGCTAGACTCAAAATACTCAAACCAATCTCCTTCCGACTCTTTAAAGTCAAAAACTGTACCTGTCTTTTTCATTTCGCTTCCTTTCTGTTTACATTAATACCATGTGTCCACCTGAAGGTACGGCGGTAAAGTCCACTATTCCCATGGCCGATTTCTCAAAAGTGATTGCCTGGCATTTCGACGTTTTCATATCAAACCCAGTATCTACAGTCCAATAACTCACAGAGTCAATATAGAATCTCAAGCTATCATGAGTGAATGCGGATGAATTAAGACATGCAGAATCAAGTAAGTCCTGCCCTGTTGTATCAGCAGACGCATAAAGCCCTGAGAATGTAAGCTCCCCGGCATCACCTACACCAAAATGTTTCTTTTTGATATCCAAGTCCCATGAATCCTCTTCGATAATTTCCCTTGAGAACCCGCTATAACTCCATGTACCCTGACCGGCCACCTTATAGGTTCCGACCCTAACGCTTGCTATCCTTCCTGTTTTAGTTGTTGCTGCCATTTTGTGCCTCCTGTTGTTTTTTCTTTAACGCTTTATATAAAAAATGTGTATCTTCTGTTATTTCCATTGTTGATAAATGACCACATTTGATCGATGTATCAACATGGATTTTATAACCATTTTCCCTTAAATCTGAACAAAAACCGAAGTCTTCTCCTATTGTTCCTTCTCTATCCGGATCTGGGTTCGGTCTGAATTTGAACCACGGCCCCGGTAAATCGTGGAATATTCTCATATCAAACATCAAACATCCGGTCCCTGTTGCATCAATTTCTATCACCTCTCCATCTTCCCATCCATTCACTAATTTATAAGTGTTAATCTCTCCCTTATATAATAACGGGTCAAATGGCGGATATCGTCTATGAACCAAACATCCCACAACCGGAAGTTTATGAGAAAGAAGTTTTGTTATCGCATCTATGGGATAAGTCTGGTCTAAATCCATCATAATCAAATGAGAAGCCCCCATCATCTTTGCCTGTGAAACTATGTGATTTCTCAATCCATCAATCGGCCCATTACAAGCTATTATAGGCGTAAATTCAGGGCGTTCCATCTTAATAAAAGATTGAAAGAATGGAAACGGAACCATTGGGAAACTGCAAGGGAACCCTATTGCCAAGCGAAAATTACTTACTCTCATTCTTTACCCTTTCTATATAGAAAATCGTGTCTCCACCATGGACTTCCTTTTTCACTTTATATCCTTTAAGTATTCGGTTGAATTCTCTTAAATCAAGCGAATATGATTTAACATCAACACCATAATCTTTATTCCGTGCTGAAATCTCCGTGAGTTCAGTAGTCTTGTCTGTGAATGGAGTCGATACGATTACACATATTTTCTTAGCACTCTTCAATGCATTTGCAAGTATTTTCACCCACTCTTTATTATGCTCTAATACGTGCCTCATAAATATTCCATCACATGAACTTGTGTATTCAATTAAATCAACTTTCTTGTCGGCCTGTGGTGTGTTACTTCCATCTATTCCTATCGCATCTTTTCGGTGTAGTTTAAATGCCCCGGTCCCGGTGCCCCAATCTTCTACAATCTCGCAGTCTTTTAGGAATTCCGCGCCTAATTCATAAGTTAAAGAATCCCCATACAATCCTATTGTCGGTTCTTGTGGTAAATCTTTATACCACTGGTTCCATTTGTCTATAATGCTCATCTTCTTTAAATCCTCTGTGGTGGTATTCAAAATAGTCATTTTCGTAAATATTTCCTTCTATCCCGGTTATTTCACAATCATTTTTCAGCATCACATAAGAGAAGGATATTTGATCTTCGATGCTATACAATACACAGTGCATAAGCCACGTTGTTAAAAACTGCTTGACCTGATTTGTTGGCCGGTAAATGAAAACCCCGGAAGCAAATAGTTTATCATCTTCAAAATCAGAATCGTTTAAATATGCTTCTACCTGCTTTTGTATAGGTTCACCCTTATATCTTTCAGAGATATAGCCGTTTCCAGCATCCATTTCTTGTTGAATGAATCCAAGTTCTTCTCGGATATTCGCACAAAATGGATGTCTATATAACGCTATATCCGTGCATTGGCTCAAAAGCCATTGAACAGCCCCTTCGTGTTTTAAAGTTATTGCCGAATCCATCCATATGTAATAATCGTATCCTGGTTTAATCATCCATCCCATCATGCGTGGAATTTTCGCCTGTAACCTTGATCCCATAACTCTAATTCTTGGAGGATAATTCTCATCCGTGAAATTGAAGAAATCAAGAGTCACATTTTCGGGTAAGTCCTGTTTAATATGTTCACCTTGCCAATCTGGGTCAATCTGCCCCAGATTCGATGATATTACAGCAATCTTGATTATTTTTTTTGCTTTTGCGATAACATGAGTATGTATAATGTTCATTTCAGATGATACGTTTTTGCACATCTCAATTTCAAAGTTTGCCTTGATACCATAAAGATCCCTATACGCAGGATGGGAGTAGTATAACCAAGAGTTCATATTCCAGAAACTAACGTGAGTTGGATCTTGGAAGGCCCCACGTCCATCCGTCGAAGGCGTGAAACTCTCAAACTTCCCTCCTTCTTTCAGCACCCGCCATATTTCCTCGATCACAAAAACCGTCTTTCCAATTGATATGTGTTCAAGAAAATCAAATGCCCTCACCTCTGAAACTGAATTGTCATCATACGGAAGGCCTTGGCATATATCACAAACCAAATCCGGGCCCACTTCTTCTCTGCTATCGATATTAATGAAGCCGTCAATTTGATTAAATCCACACCCAAGATTAAGCTTCATTGTTTTTCACCATCATTTCCTCATAACTACCACAGAAAGCATATATTTTATTTTTAACGATATTCATATCTCTTAATTCATGTTCCCAAATTACTAATGTCTCATAACCAAATTCTCTAAATATTGCTTTTCTATCCTGTGGATTTTCTCCTTTGTGCCAGTAATCTCCAAATAATTCGATACACTGTTTTTGACCATTGCAATTAACAAAATCAGGATTTTTCCCATTTATCATAAAACTAAAGTCTCCTGTATATTTCCATTCATTTGGATATAAATCATTTAATAGAGTTAATATAATTGATTCTGGTTTATTAGGCCGAAGTTGTAGAGCATCTTGAATCTTTTTTACATATTCTGGATTTTGCCATTTTCTTTTACCGGCTATTCTACACTTTTCAACTGTTTCGGGATTATTCATTGGATTTTGCTCACCACAACATTTTCCTTTTCGGTTTTTACTCATTTTACTGCGTGTCATCATACTCACTTGATGATTCATTAATGTATCACTTCTCTTCTTTTTAGTTTCTTCAGTCTGTACTGGCTTATATTTAGCAGCTTCCCTCAATTTTGCCCTTGTTTTTTCTGTGATAGGGCTCCTTGTTTCCCAAGCCTTTTTCATCTTCTCTTTGGTTTCTTCTGAATGCTTCCTGCCGCTCTGCGATTTGCTCATTTTTTCTTTTGTTTCATCTGAATGGACTTTGCCCTTAAAACTTCCCTTTCTTCCTATAAGTTTTTCGGTATATTTAGCCACTCTTTCATCTGTTTCTTGTTTCAAGCCTTTATTCCATGCAGGTTTAGCTTTATTTGCAACACTAATCTTTTTTTTAGATTCCTCTGTATGATGTTTGCCATAAAACGGATTCAATTTTCCAATTTTCTGTTTAGCCATTATTTAACTCCGATAGTTCCTTATATCGATCACTCCATTTATCATTGAAAATTTTCTTATTCTTATTTTGCAGTGATTGATAATCCAACTTTAGTGCTTTATGTGTGACTGATAAAAAATGGTGCACATAACAATCTTTAGCAATCCCGAGTTTAAAACCGGCATCTATCGCCCTAAGGCAATAATCGTCGTCTTCATAATTCCCCGGCGTGTAAATCTCATCCAATAAACCGATCTTGTCTATTACTTCTCTTTTTATCGCCACACAGAAAAAAACCAGTCTATGAAAGGGGAACCATTGCCCCTCGTTTTTCTTTCTATGCTCCTCAGCGGCCTTATCCAGAGTCGCTATATCCTCATATTGATCTATTAACACTTGCTGCGGCCCTGAGATTGAATTCGTTACAGGACCTACCATGTCAAGGCCCGCAGATAGCCTTCCTTGTAATATCTCTAACCAATTGGGGGTGCAAAAAACGTCGTTGTTTAGAATAACTATGGTGTCACCTGAAGCGGCCTGAATGCCTTGATTTACCGCTGCCGGGAAACCGAGGTTTGTTTCATTACGAATAACCCTGCCTTCTTGATACGGTTCATGTGTAATCGGCATTTGCTCTGTTTTTCCATCGAGATGCAACAGTTCCATATAGTTAGCGTATTGATCAGATATATCGCTTCCATTATCAACAATAATCAATTCGTAATCCAAAGTATTCGCGTGGATTGCGTCAATGCACTCTCGCGTCATTGGGATTTGATTATGGACTGGAATAATAATGCTATACATTCAATTTCCTTTCTCTAAATATTCTCGTTTAAAATAAACAATTCCGTTATTGACTGATACAAGCTCCCAACCTTCCGCTCCTATCTCATTGAATGAAACCGAATCTAAATCGTTAATAAGATATTCAAAACATTTCTTCGAAGGTTCATTTGCCTTTTCCTGTGCCTTGATCAATAATGCTTCGCATTCAGAACACAAAAGAGGTGATCCGCTCTCCATCGCCTGCTCAAAAGCTGATACCATTATCCTTATTGGCCTTTCGCATCTGTCACACATTTCATCAACTCTATCCATAGCAGCTCCTTTCTTATTCTGCTTATTCCCTACGGGAGAATGGTATCGTCACAGCCAAATGATACCACCCGTCATCAATCCCTAAATTCTGTACTGATGCTTCCTTGCAATCTATTGATCCGAACTCTACCAAGTGAAACAGGGCTTTAAGTGTATCGGCATAACCTCTGGCAGTTGCACTTCCTGTAGCCTGTGGTACGAAAATCCCTATGTCAATTATGCCTGAATAATCACAAAGAGCGTCCCGGCCAAACTCAAGCGCTTCCGAATCACCTGGAAGAATTGTGCATCTAATCCAAGAAGTCCCCGGAGTCGGAATATACGGCACGTTATCCCAAGCAATCGCAGTAGTAGTCCATCCAGTGTTTAATCTTCCTTCAATGTCAGAGCGCTCAACTTCATAGCTCATATCAGTTCCTTAATTTCGTTCAATTTCTTCTGCATTGATATTGCCGT